CTGGAAAATTAAGCTCATAGAATCAATGCAAGAGGAAGAACCCTTCTTTGTGGTAGATGATAGAAACAAGGTCTTGTTATCGTCATTGTATAATTGGGTTTGGAATAAAGAAGGTTTGTTTGACCCCTGCAAGGGCTTATTATTTTGGGGTCCTATTGGTGTTGGTAAATCAGCTCTACTAAAAGGTCTCCAACGCTATTATGGCAAGATAAACCAGTACTGTTATGGATTTAGTAAAAACAATATCGGCTTTAAGCTAACAAGTGCTGCCGAAATAGCTCTTCTCTATGCGGAAAAAGGGATGAGCGGCATCGCCCAGTACACCGATAGGAATTGTATGTGTCATTTGGCTATTGACGAATTAGGACGGGAACCATTAGACGCCAAGCACTACGGTACCGGAATAAGTGTAGTACAAGTAATCCTCCAACTTCGTTATGAAGTCAGAAGAGAGTTTATAACCCTTGCAACTACCAATCTCAATCCTGATACTGAATTTGAAGGAATATACGGTGACTACATAGCCGACCGAGTGAAAGAAATGTTTAATGTAATCGAATTGAAAGGATCTTCCCGCAGATGAGAATACTCCTAAACATCCTCCTTCTCCTAGGAGTGAACATCTTATTTTACCTGGTGGTCTACACTGTAGCAGACTACTTTATGGACACAATTAATTAAACCTTGCAAGTTCTTGAAGAATTATCAAGGATTTGCGAAAAACAAATAAAGATATGAAGCAAAGTAAACTAACACATGGCTCTCTGTTTAGCGGCATTGGCGGCTTTGAATTAGGGGCTGAAATGGCAGGTATTGACACTTTGTGGAATTGTGAGATAGAAAAATTTCAAGGTGAAATATTAAAATCAAGATTTCCTCATGCAGAAAGATTCACAGATATTACAAAAGCAACCGGACTCCGATATGTGGACATCATTAGTGGAGGATTTCCGTGTCAAGACATCAGTGTTGCCGGAAAACGTGAAGGTATTAAAGGAAAGCGCTCGGGGTTGTGGAGTGAGATGTACCGAATTATATGGGAAGTTAGACCTAAATACGTCGTCGTTGAAAATTCGCCAGCTCTCACTATTTCCGGTCTCGAACAAGTCCTATGCGACCTTTCCAAAATCGGGTATAATGCGGAATGGCAATGTATATCAAACTACGCTTTTGGATACCCACACAAAAGGGAAAGACTTTATCTTATTGCCTACTCCAACAAAATCGGATTACAAGGCGACATTTGCAACGATGGACGCTTTAACTCGATATTTAAACAGTGGACATCAGATACGAGTGTCGGATATACTTGCGCAAAAAGGATTCTTGAAATCCCAGCGCATAGCACTGTTAGAAATGATGATGGGGTTTCCGATTGGTCACACAAAGTTGGAAGTATCGGCAATGCGGTAAATCCAACAGTGGCAAAATATTTATTTGAATGTATTAAGATTTTCGATAAACAATTAGCGTAAAACTAAATAGGAATGAACATTATGATACGAGATCCTTACTATTTGTCGAAAACGGTATTAGGTCTATATAACTTATATATCCTCAAAAATCCGACAGGATCTTGGCATTATTCGTGTGTTGGCGCATTCAATACCGAAGAAGATGCTATAAACCATTATCATAAGTTGAAAGAAGAAGAGAAAATGATTTCGAGAGTGCACATAAAATTAATAATAACAAAAAGTGGTTGTTCGGAATTTCCGAATAACCCACAAAAAGAACAATAATGAATAAAGATAATATTATTCCACCTATGACGCATCCTTATGGTACGTGTTGGCAACAGCCGCCAACCTGCTTGATACTAATTGATGATACTCATGCAGTGATGAGTAGACTTGTTTTTGAAATACTCATGGATTATACTCGTTCTCAATCGTCAGCTCTCTATAATGGTAAAATGTGGAAAGCACAATATGAGAATGAAGGTGCGTTGAAATGGTTTCTTTGCTATTGTTTCAATGAGAATGAGAAGACGAATGAGATAGACATTGCATACCGGGAAATTTTGATAATTGACTAATAACAAGATGAATATGAATTTTAAATCAATGGTAGCTCAATTAGCAAATCGCATCAATCAGCCGCATGTGATTGAAACATATATGCGTAAAGTATTTGCGTCTGGCGTTGAGTGGCAGAAAAAGCAATCTCCTTGGATAAGCGTAAAGGATAGGGTTCCTATTCCTGTTATAGAAGCAATAGATGGTAATGAATATGGTAGTATAGATGTGTTAGGAGTAATTCAAAACTCATATGGTGACTATTATTATTGCATCTGCCGGTATTGGGGATATAACAAAGAATATAGATGGGAAAACGGAATAGTTCCTGATTATTGGATGCCTATCCCGAAGTTTAACGAAGAATAATTATTAACCCTTTAAAATGATACGGCCAAAGCATTACAATTATCACAACCGGTCCCAACCCACACAGCGAGAAAGGACTACATAAACCACTTCCGGCAAGAGAAGCTCGCCACAGTCACCCGTGAAAAATGGGAGTTGATAAGTAGTCACACAGCGAGAAGAAGTGCGGCAACCAATATGTATCTCACTGGCCGGATGAAGACGCTAGAAATAATGAAGCTCACCGGGCACCGGACCGAACAAAACTTCTTCAGGTATATTCGTCTTACCGGTGATGATACAGCCCGATCCATTTCGGGAGATATGTTTTTTAGAAAATAATTAATATAATAATAATGGAAACCCAACTAACTATCAACGACCTACCACCAGACGTGGTAGGTCAGATGAAACAAGCTATCCGAAAAGACAGTGCAATACAAGCACTCCAAAAAAAGAGAAACAATGCCCTTCGCTCCAGTAACTATATTGAAGCATCCAGACTTTCAAAACTCATAGAAGATGTAGAGATACATACTATCAACCAGTATCTTTCTGAATACGAAGGACAAACAGAACGAATGGATAGTCTAATGACCGATATGTCTGAAGAAGACAGAGAGAAAATGAACATATACACCAACGCTATCATCTTCCTTTGCGATATTATCGAAACCCTTTCGATAGAGTCCGATGAGATTCTAAAGAAATACCATCCAGACTACAATCTAGAAATGTTCAACAAAATTTCACAAGTAGGAAAAGAAGCCAAATCCCATGTGAAATTCATGAGTGATAACACCGATATGATCTATCAAATATCTTTCGCAGATGAAGCGGATGATATTTCAGAACTTTTATTTAACAAAGTAAAATCATTTATACGCAAACTCCGTAAAAAGAGTGAAGTTGCATAAAAACGTAAAGCAATGAATAAAATAAAAATATTTCTTATTAATTTATTCTCGAAAAAGAATACCTACTACGCAGTTCTCTTATTTGATGGACAACAAGACTACATCTCAGGAACCCCCTACCCTTCTATGAAAGAAGCAAAGAAGTTCTGTGATAAAATAGAAAAGAACAATTACACAATGAAGGTAATAGGTATCATCAGTTTTAAAACAAAAGAAACTTTGATTCGAACAGAAAATAAGTTCGATAAAATCAGACGAGAATTAGGTGATTAATACATAGAATAATCTCCATTATAAAAAAAAGATATTTGCAATATGAAAATAAAGAATTTGCTCAGCGTTATCCGCTCCAATCAATCACGCAAAGGATTATTTGTTATCCTGCATTGTGATACAAACTTCGTCTCCCTATCAGATGGAGTTGTTAAAGAATTAGCCATTCAAAAAAAAGGCATCCCATTTATCTTCGTCTACAAAACAGAGCATGAATCAGAAACCGTATACGCTCTTAAACGTGTAAAATATGACTTTGCTGTACATACACAAGTAGGATTAGTAACAAAGAATCGAAAAACAGGCTTTCATGTATTCGAAAACATGTGCCCTACCAATCAAGCTATTTTTTTCGATCTCGGACTTCCGCATGATCAAGACCAAAAATTCAGCCTTACAAAAAGAACCCTAAACGGATCAACAGAATATATACTACATCATGAATCAAATAGTAAACAACATTAAGCCTGATATTAAATTTATGCCCAATGGAGATATCCACCTTACATCAAAGGT